ATCAACATCAACCCCACCATGTACAAAATGCACTGGTCTGTCCGTGTGACTATTTATCAACTCGTAAAGAGGCACTCCGTGACGCTCTACATAGTTGAAGAGGACCAGTGTGTTCCCTTTCAAATCACATGCAAGGTTACGAATAAATTTATTTCTACCTTCATGTTCTACCAGATATCCGATCTCGTCTTGATATCCCTCAAAGAGTCTTTCCTCGTGCTTCAGTAGCACAATTTTCACTTTGAGTTTTGCGACGTGACCTGCTTGCATTAGTTGTGCAGTTCTAGTAACTTGTGAGCATCTACCAAAGACACCCTCTAGAACTAACTGGTTGACATTTGCACCATCTAATGTCCCAGTAAACCCAATTCGATACTTACACTCATGCAACTTAGACATCAAAGATGTGAGAGATTTGGCTTTGAACAGGTGCGCCTCGTCACCGATTACTACATCGAACCTATCAAACCACTTTCTAGGTTCCTTATAGATCGACTGCCAAGTGGTAATTATCACCTGATGGTTCGTGTATTTTTCTGCCCCCGCATATATCTTGTGGCAGTTTTCGGCACACATCCATCCATATTCTGTAAAGTCCTTGTACATCTGCTCGACTAGAGAAGTTGTTGGGACTACGATTAATATCTCTCTACCGACATTCGCATGGAATCTTACCAATGCATAAATCATTAACGATTTGCCTGATGCTGTGGGCGATAACAGCAAGCGTCTATTATATTTCAGTGCTTCGTAGATCGCTTTATATTGATAATCCCGTACCTTCAGACTCGGGGGTAGGTGCAGTGATTTTACGAACCCTACAACCGACTTGGGAGTGATCATTTCATTCTGTTCCAACGGATGACCAAAGTATTTGCAGTCATCCATTCTATATTTGTATCCTTTCTTATCTGCCCAGTCCAAGAGATAGTCTAAGAGACCAACGTATATCTCTCCTGTTGCTGGGGAGTACAGGCGTATTTTTCCATCCCATCCTTTCCACCTTCGTTGCTTCTGCATAAACTTTGCAGACTCTACTTCAAAGGTGAAGAAATCTGATAACTCGTAATTTAGTCCTGGTTCTGCTTCGACCTTTAGATATACTTCGTTCTTCTTTTTAATTACGAGATCCATCAGAGTTACATACCAGATTGAAACCTCTTCCATTCAATAGCGTTCTTAATGTGATAAGTGCGGGAGTTAATCATCCGCAGCACACCATCCAAAAAGAAGAGGACTTGTTCTATGTAGTCTATTTTGAACTGGACCTTTTGGACCTCTTCATCCGCTTCGATAAACATCTGAAGTTCATCTTTAGCAGTTAGTTTGAGATCAAATGGCATCTCTTTATACACTGATGCAGGTGCTTTTCCTTTGTAGTATAACCATTTTTGTTTTAGCAATCTCTTCATTTCCAACTCACGTTCTTTTTTCATCAAAGAGAACTGACTATGAAACTCCATGTATTTCATATGGAGTTGAGGAATTGCTATAGAGTCATTATCATGAAGATCATCATCCAATTTGGAATCAGTCTTCCACATTTCTTGTAGGGTTTGTAGATTCATAACGATACTTAAGTGCTTGTAGGTGCCATGCTTGTGCTAGACTCCTGGGTCCATCCTGTAAGAGTTTCCTCTCTTTAGGTGTGATGACCCAATGATCAAGAATATATTGTCTCCATTCTATCATCTTCTTCTGCTGCTGTTGACATTTCTGATTTCATACAAAGTATACTTGAAAGTTGCTGTTGCTGTAAAGTAATCATTGTCACTTCCAGTCACATCAAAATTCAAAGTAGACAATGATACAGGAAAGAGATCTTTAAATACTACATCAAAATTTGCGAGGTTGTTGTTATTAAGAACCTGCAAAGTAGCATCTGAGAATCTAGGATCCTCTGATGGTTCTTCTGCATACTTCTCTCGCCAGACTTTTCTTTCTAAGAACTCTTGTGGTGTACCTAGAGCACGCATCCAATTGTGTAACTGCATATAGTTCTCTAGATTTTCATCGACAATAAAATCGATGCTAAAGTCACTATAGCGCATATTACCTTCAACTGGGATAGGTACTAATCCTCTAGTTGGAATCTGCACATCACCCAGTTCTACTGTAGGGATCTCTGCTTTCTGGCACAAGAAAGAAACTTTGTTTGCCTTATTCAACAGAAATATAAACCCAATGGGTGACAGAAAATTTCTGTTCGATAATTGATCGTCGTACCAGTTTGCCATGGATCTTTATTACTATTTATTTTAAACAAACATACCTTTGTCACTTAGATAGTGCAGGGTATCTTTCAACCCACCTATATGATTGATGCCGATAGAGATCTGAGGATAATTTGCTTCACATCCGAACTCATCTTTGAATTGATTATTGGTGAAATCTTTGTTGACGTAGTATGTAATTACTTCATCAAATGAACATGCTTCTAAGAGTGCTTCTGCCCTCTCACACTCAAGATTTCTGTCGCTGTAGATAATTGCTTTCATTTCTGTCTCCAATTGTCTATTTGTTCTTGTGTTGGAATATTAATTCTAAAGGCGAGTCCGTCTTCTTCAAACTCCTCATTCATCTTTTGATATGTTTCAGGTGTAATTACAACCTCTCTAGGTTTATCAATTTTCCGATGCTGCTCTGCACCCAAGTTATCTAGAAAATCATTAGTCACGTTGCCTCCAATCATCAGGTTTGTCTCTTTGAAACCAATCAACTATTTCGTCTGCTCCACCGAACCCCGTTTTATGGTTGGATGGGTCGGGGTCACCTAGTCCCATCCTGTTCATAAAATCATCCATACTGCCCTCTTCAATATCTTGAGATGCCTGGCGTCTTGCTTGCTTTAACCAGTCCCTGGCAGTTGTATATGACTTAGCGAGTTTCTCTGCCCAAATCATATCTTCTAGTTTTACTTCTTCCTTGTTAGCGATCTTCTTACAGATGAACTCCAGTCGGAGTCTGTACTTAGTAGAAAGCATGTTGGTCAGTCCCTCAGTTTAAGTTCTAGATCTTCTAATTTATGAAATTCAAGATTAGCAATTTCTTGACGCTCGCAGATGATATCAAGAATATCATCCATAATGATATCGTTATCAATGTAATCGTCAAGGTACGCATCTAATGCTTCCTTGAGATATCTTTTGCGATGCCACTCTGGTGAATATGGTTTGTAGTCCATGATAAAAAATCCAGGTATAAATTTATTTAGCATTAAAAAAAGGGGGCTGCTATGACCCCCCAAAGACTTCCTTCACACGGAAAAACTATTTATGTTACATAAGTATCCTCTTACAAACGGACTTACACGCATGGGATTCCAAAACATCGCACTCGATTAGACATTCGTAATAGTCACTTAACTTCTGTTCTTCAACTTCGTAGTTGTCTAACGTGTGTTCAAAGTGACGCCATTCATCTAATTGATTTCTAGACGTAATGTTATGCATAATCACCCCCCTGTAACTGTTTACATATAACAAAGATAAAGGTTTGGGATCATTTTTCCACCTCTCTTAATTCTGTAACTACTTATAATAGTTGTGTGCGTTTTCTGACACCACTCAATAACATGTGATGTTTGTATTAACAACTACACAAAGTATTGTTAACGCCATTGCCCGTTATGCCAAGGTTTCAGTCCACCTCTTGGCATTGGTTGAATTTCACCAGGGAAGAAAGGTAGTTCAGGCATTCTTGAACATGGACGCTTTCTTGTGCAACGTTTCTTTGGTCGATGAATGGTTCCAGGTCTACCACCAGGTCTACCACTATGCCAACCTTTTGCTTCTACAGCGGACGCTCCAGTGATAGATGCTAAAGTAGCAACCATTAGAGGAACAACGAATAGTTTAGTCATTATAAACTCCGATAAAAAAAGAGACCCCGAAGGGTCTCTTGTATATATGCAATTTTTGCAAATGATCACATGAGGTTTGCGACCTGTACGCGACGATAGTAGCGGTTGCTGTTTGCAGTCAGAGCGCCAGAACCTTGAGTCAGACCTTGTGCGAAGGGGTTCGAGACCATGCCGTAGCGAGTCTTGAAGCCGATCTTGGGCTG